TGCAACCCCGCCGCGCCCGTCGCTCCGGTGTGCCCCGTCGCGCCCGCGCCACCGGCCGTTCCAGCCGCTCCGGTATGGCCGGTGGCGCCCGTCGCGCCTGTCACTCCAGGCGCGCCCGTAACGCCCGCCGCTCCGGGAGCGCCCGTCGCCCCGGTCGTTCCAGCGCCAGTGACACCCTGCAATCCGGTCGCTCCGGTCGCTCCCGTGAGCCCTGCTGTTCCTGTCGCGCCGGCCAAACCCGTGGCGCCCTGTAGCCCTGTCGCTCCGGCCGAACCTGGCGCGCCGGTGGTTCCCGTCGCTCCGGTCGCTCCCGTGGCTCCAGTTGGTCCATCGCTCGGTCCCGTCGCGCCAGCCGCGCCGGTATGCCCCGTGGCTCCGGTATGTCCGGTGGCTCCCGCCGCGCCAGCGCTACCCGTTGGTCCGGGCGATCCCGTGGCGCCGGTGACGCCCGCCGTCCCGGCCGATCCCGTGGCCCCTGTCGCTCCGGTGACGCCAGCCGCGCCGGGCGATCCCGTCGCCCCGGTCGCGCCAGTGACGCCCGCCGGACCAGTGGCTCCGGTGGATCCAGTCGGTCCATCGCTCGGGCCGGTCGCCCCCGTGGCTCCGGTCGCGCCAGTTGCTCCGGCCAAACCCGTCGCGCCCGTCGCGCCAGCGCCGGTCGCTCCCGTATGGCCAGTGGCTCCGGTGGCTCCCGTCGCGCCAGTCGCCCCCGTCGCGCCTGTTCCGCCTGGCCTGACGCCGACGCGCCCGGAATTATCGTAGAGGTCGTCTCCAGGCGTGCCGCCGTCGATCGGCGTGCTGCCGACGATAATCGTTCCGCCGGGGGGAGGAGGCACTTGCGCGCGCGCTCGTGTCTCCGTGGCCGCAAGAATTGCCAAGGCCGAAGCCCCGATGAGGAGCTTGCTGGGCATCTCAGGATGGCAGCTTGGTCGGCGGCGCGACCGGTCGCGGTCGATGTGCGCCCGCCAATCCGGCCGCCAACATGCGATAGGTGCGTCGCCGTTCCCCGGAGGTCGGGTCTTTCGCTGTCGACAGCGTCGCTTGCAGCTTGGCGATTTCCGCCAGGATCGGCGCATCGGCCTTGGCGTCGGCCTCGACCGAGGCTTTCAGTTCGTCGAGGTAAGTGGCTTGCGCGTCGGTCAGCGCGGTCATTGTCAAAATCCTTTCATAGTACGAGCAACTGAGACGATGTCAGCGCGACGCCGATGGAATAGCCCGTGTTCGCGGTCGTTAGTGTGCCGTCGCCATTGGCGTAATATTCAGTCCCCGGGGTAAGGCCGGAGAACCCGGAACACGCGCCGGACAGCGTGATCGTCGCGGGATTGCCGCTAGTCACGGCGCTGGCGGAGCAGCCGACGGGGGGAGAATTAATCGGTTGCACGTTGATCACCCTGGCGAGATAGCTGCCGGCGAAATCCACCAACAACGCCAGCGCGCTAGTTGAATTGATCGGGGCGAACGCGTAAGTGATGATCCCGAGATGCTTTATCGGTGGGGAGATCACCCCCGCGTTGCTTTCTTCATATACATTCCAATAGCCGTCTTCCCACAAGAACTGGGTCGAGCTGACCGAAGTCAAGGCCGGCCACATCATCGATGATATGTTGGAATTACCGCCCTGCGGGAACGTCAAATTGCCTCCAACGATCAAGCTCGCGCCAGGAAGCTGCAACGCGCTTCCAAGCGTTGGCGTCAGCGTCGTGCCGCTGACCGTCGCGAGCGTCGGCGTGATCGGTCCGCCCCAGAACGCCAGCGACGTCGAACTGAATTGCGCCACGAAAATGGGCGAATAGGGCCAGTTGGGAACAACGACTTTCTGCGTGCCGAATGTTATCGAAGTTCCCGAGATGGCCCCGATCGCGGCATACGCGGCGACGACCCCGCTGATCGCCGAACTATCTCCCCACGTCACGCAAAAGTGCGTGCCGTCGAGCAGAACGGCATACGGAGCCATCTCGCCGTTGCCGGAACTCAACACCGTCGCCGGGGTGTGCAATGTCAGCGTTGTTCCCGAAATCGAACCTACGGCGGCGGTCACGACGTCACTGCTGGTCGGATCGGCCCAGACCAAAACGACTTCCGTGGAACTGACAGTCAGCGGGAACAGCCCAGTCGCGGCAGCGGACGGCAATCCCGTGTTTGATGGCGTTCCCAGCGTTATGGTCGTGCCGGAGACGGTTCCAACCACATACCAGTTCTGATTGGACGAGTCCTGATATGTGAAAACGAAGGCTGTCGCGCTGAGCACGGCAAAGCCGGCGCGATTGATCGCCGCCGAAAGTATTCCACCAGCGGACGCTTCCACCGCGCTCCCGACCGTGATGGCGTTGGCGGCGATCGTGCCTGCTTGGAGTTGCAGATTGTTCGAACCGTCGAGATAGGCGCAGATGAACGAACTGGCTGATAACGCCGCCGCTGTTTGCACCGACGACAGGCCGCCCGAGGTGGATGGCGACCCCGCCGTAATGACCGAACCGGACACCGTGAACGCGACCGCGCCCTGAGAGACCAAATTTGTCGAGCCGACCTGATTTACCGCCTGAAACGCCACGAATTGAGACGCGCTGAGAGCTAGGATGCCCGGTGTTTGGGTAGTATCGAGGATGAAATTGGTCGGCGCCGCGAACAATGTCACGGTATTGGCGATGCTCGGCGCGGCGGCGAAGGTCTGCGCCGCGTGTCCCGCCGCATTGACGCTGACGGCGGTTCCGGCGGCGATGTTCGTGTCGGCGGTGAGGGTGATCGTGTTGCCGCCGCTCGAAATGGGAACGCCGTTGACCTTGAACGCGCCCGCGATGTTGACGTCGCCAGGATCGGCCGTGCCGGAGGGCAATCCGACCTGCAACCCACCGTCACCGGTGATGACCATGCGCGGCTGCGCGCCGCCGGACGGGTCGTCGTCGCCGACCGTGTACCACTGCATATTGACGACGTGGCTGCTGCCAGTGAAATTCGACGCGGCCTCGACCCGCATCGAAGCGCCCAGAAAGTAATCGTCTCCGTCGTACCCGTATATTAGCTCCTGAGCCAAGCTGTCGAACTGCAACGTCGCCGCCGGCGTTTCCGCGACGCCGCGCGCGCCGCTGAAGACGATCTGGCCGCCTTGCCCATATCCTTCCCCAACCGCGCCATAACTGTCGAGTTCGAGGTAGGCGTTCCCCGCATTGCCACTCGTCGGGATGACATTGAGCAACGCGTCGTCGCTGGGATCGGTGGTCAGAACCTGATCGGCGATCTCGCCGACCACGGGGGCGAGGCCGGTTGGCAGGCCGCCCTCGCCGCCCGTGATCGTCACCGTCGCGTCGGTAGTCGGCCCTCCGCTGACTGTCGCGCCAACGAAGGTAATTTGCGTGACAGCGGTCACCACGTCGTCGTCGCTATCCTGCACGACGAGTGTGCTGCCGGGAACGGCGAGCGCCGCTATCGCGGCGGTCGTCGTCTGCGTCTCTTGGGCGCTGCCTCGGACGATCTGGACGATTTCGTTCCCGGTCAGTTGGCCGACAGGAACGTTTTGCGATCCAGGTTGGACGAAGGGGCGCACCATGAGATCGGTCCCGTCAAGTCGAGGGTTTCGCGTCGCCGAAATATATACCCTGATATTCCGCTGGGCGCCATGGCCCGAGGTGCTTCAAATGCGCGAACCGGCTCGTCAGCGATATCGGTCTCCCCAAGGCGAGGAAGTCAGCTAGCGACTTGAACACGAGCCACTGGCCACGATCTTGGTGAATGTGTGGTTTCACGACCCTGGCGCTCCCAATCCGCCACCCGCTCCACCGCCTGTCAGCGCGGAGAGCGCGGTATTTCCCCCGATCGGGGTTTGTGAAAGGGTCTTCGCAGCGGCAACCCCCGCCATCGCGGCGCCAGGAGCCTGCGCCTTCGCCAGCTCTTGCGCCCTGATCTTGTCGTGCTGTTGTACCTGCACCGGTGTAAATAGGCAATCGGCCGGGAAATTGTTCCGATCCGCATACCGCCGGGCACTTTTGTCGAGGTCGAAATTCCGCAGCGGGTCCGGCAATGTCGCCGCCTTCGCCGCGCTCGACAATTCGCCCATCGTCGCGAACGTGTCCTTCATGGCGATGCTCTCGGCGGACCGCTGCGCCAGCCGCATCAGCGTCGTGAATTCGATCTTGAGCGGCACGCCACGAAGCGATTTTGGCATGGGGCGGACGAGCCCACGCCGCTTGGCGATGTCGATAATGCGGGTGATCGCATTGCGCAGCTCGCCCGTGACGAGATTGATCACCGGCCCGAGACGTTGCAGGCGCTCCATGTCCCGCTTGGTCAATTCCAGCTCGTTGCGCGGCTCGACACCCTCCATCTGCGTGATCGCGAGGAACACGTCGACGAACAGCGTCGACTTGATCCGCTCGTTGACTTCCTTGATGTCCTCGACGAGAGGACCGAGCGCCGCCGCCTGCATTTCGAACAGCGGCCAGAACTTCTTGTCGCCCCCGCCGGTCGGCATGTAGTTGGTCATACCCGGCAGGATCGACGATGGCTCGTTCTTCAGCGTCACATCCGCGCCCATCGGCGGCCGAACCAGCTTTTCGATGAATTCGCCCTTGCGGAGCGTAGAGCGTTGCACCTGCTTGTTGTCGCCGAGCGCGTCCATGCACGCGCTGCGCCCGTAGGGATCGTTGGACGTCTTGGCCCACCGCATCGCCATGAACGGCTTGGACTGAAAACCGCGCTTCGACAGCGGCTTGTTGCCCTTCATGCCGCGCAACCAGTAGATTTCGCGGTAGACGAACTTCCCTGGAACGACCTTGATTGTCTCCTCGCCGTCGCCCTTTCTCAGGATGTCGTAATTCGGCTCGATGATCTGGCAGACGACATATTCCTTGTCCCGGCTCGCTCCGCCGTTGCGCCAGTCGAGTTGCACATTCGCCGGGCACTCCTTGAATGTGAACATCTCGACGATCTGCGATACCGTGAGCGTGAATTCACGGATGATCGTGTCGATCGAAAACCGCGACCCTGCTTTCAGGTAATATTCGCCCGCACACGGCGTATACAGCCTGATTACGTCCTCGAAATCCTCGTAGATGATGATCGGCGCGGTTCCGAACACCACGAGGTCTTCGAACGCTTGCGCCATTTCCGTGTAGAAATTCGAGCCGTCGCAGAGCGTGTAGACGACATCCGCGAGGTCTTCCAGCCATGTCTTGCCCTCGCCGTCGAGCGGGAATTCCTCGTCTTGCGTTCCAATGTTGATCCAAGGACGAGACGGATTGGTCATTCCACTCCACATGCCGGAAGAGCATATGTTGACCGCGAGCGGACCCGTGCAATCGATGATGTTGTCGTTGATGGCGACGCCGCGATCCATGCGGTTGGCGACGACGAGCCAATGATACCGGCGCGGCTTGAAGAATTCGGCCAGCCTCGCCCAATGTCCCCACCAGGAATAGCGCCAGTTGCGCGCGGACGTGAGGGCGCTTTCGCAATGCTCGAAGATCGCTTCCCAATTGTCCTCGTCGCGCATGAGCCAATCGACGGGCGTCATGGGCTGCATGGCGAGCAGCGTCGGACCCATTTCCTCGTAGGGAGCGCGCTGATCGAGGTAGGCGGCGGTCAGCATCCGCTCAAATGTCCCGCGACTTGTTGAACGTCCGCGCCTCGCCTATGATTTGATGGCTAAGGATTGAACACCCAGCGATGATCGGCAGCTTGAACCCATCGTTGTAGGCCGTCAGTGTCCTCACATCGCCATCACGGTCGATCACGACACAGGCGATTGCCTTGAGATCGCCACCGTACTCCATCGCCGCGATTTCTCCGACGATAAACTTCACCACTTGCGGCGTGGGCTCTGGAGGTTTCTGATCCGGCCATTCGCATCCCGGCCGACCGCAAAACGGCGTTTTAATTTCAGGCGTGCACTGGCACATCACGCATCCCCCAGCGTCGACTTGCCACCGGTGGTCGTCGGCGCTTTCGCGCCCTGGCCCGAAGTCTGCACCGTGTTGGCGAAGCCGAGCGAGCCAGCGGCGGCTGCGGCTGCGGCCTGTTGCGCCGCCGCGCTGCTGGCGACGGCGCTCGACGCTGGCGTGGCTGGCGACGGAGGCGGGGGAGGCGGCGTCGGCGCGGCGGGATGGGGGAAGAGGAAGCTCAACGGTCCACGTATCCCTCATTCGTACGGGTTATACGACGTGTGGGCAGGATATCTCGACCGCCGGGGCGTGTCCACGCTCTCCTCCGCATACGGGTTGAATTCTTTCGCGTGCGGCGGCTTCTGGTGCGAAACCGTCCTCGGCTTGACCGACACCGGCTCGGCGTGAAGCAGCACGAACGCATCGCCCTCGTCCGGGCTGTAGCCGAGCTTGATCTTGATGTCGGCTTTGGGCTCCAACACCATCTTGTCGCGCTGGAAGTTGTACGTCGTCTGCGTCAGGGCGGCGAGCAGCTCACGCGCTCCAAGGCTGTCCTCGGGCGGAAGCGCGCCGCCTCGCCTGATCCACTCGACGCCATCCCAATACATTTCGGTTCTTTTATTGAGAAAACGATCGGGTTGATGCGCTCTTTCCGCAAATCCTATCGGAATGGGCGCAAATCCCAAATTCCTGAGATTGTCGTTCCAACCGCTCGCCCACCCGCCCGTGTTGTCGGTGAATACCGCGTCCGGGCCGAACTCGCGCCACACCGTCGCCACCAGGCCAGCGCCCTGCGTCGGCGTCAAGTTGCGGTATTTCAGAAACGGAAACATCTGAATGCCGTGCCGGCGCGCGATCACGTTGCTATCATCGCCTTCCCCTGCGACGTCAACGCCGACCACGCGCGGCGCATCGCCGATCTGATCGCGGCGGTAATAGCGCTTCATGGCCTCCCGAACCTCGTCGGGGCCGATCAGCGCTTTGAAATCCGCTGGCGGGAAATTCCCGAAGATTTTGTACTGTACCCAAGGGTTGTCTCTGCCCCATTGCTCGATCATCTCCTTCGCGGCCTCGATCGACACGCGCGGCGTGCGGCGCGGGTCGTCGGGATCGGCCGTGATCTGCACCACTTTCCACAAGCGCCGAGCCACGGTGCACACGTGGTAGAGCATCCCAGAGAGCGACGACGGATTGCCCGCCGCGACGATATGCGCCTCTTTCGGGCTCCCTGAGAAAATGCCCTCCATGTTGGGCAGCACGGCCGGCGGGTAGTCGCCGACCTCGTCCGCGAGCCACATCACGTACTGTGAGTGCAACCCCGCCAGCGTGTTGCCGATCGCGTCGGCGTCGGCGTCGCGCGCCCAGGATCGCGCCTCCACCTTCCACGTCTGCTGATGCGGGCGAAAGAAAAGCTCTTTCTTCGTCATCTCGAACATGCGCGGCAGAATGCCGCCGAACCGATCGCGCGTGCGCCAGCGAGCTAGCTCCGCCCACAGCCCCGCTTTGAGATTGTCGCCAGTGATCGACGTGACGCCAATCATCGGGTGAGGCCGCGTCAGGAGGAAATACCACGCCAGGATGGCAAGCGCCGCCGTCTTTCCAGGGCCGGCGCACGCCTGCATGGCGACGCGCTTGCATGTCGGGAACGCGTCGAAAACCTCGCCTTGCCACCAGTCCGGCTTGAAGCCGAACATTTCCCACGCGCATTGACGAACGCCCTGCGCGTTATCCCGCCATTCCTTCCACTTGGAACCTAGACCGAAGGTGTCTTGAGGGGTCACGCGACAACGGCTTCCTCGACTGCCGCCGCTGGCGCGCCATGGTTCTCGCTCGCCCCGATCGTGTCCAGGATGCGATTGGCGAGGTTCTCCCACTGCCACACCGGGAACACGTAGTCGACGCGCCCAATCCGCACTTTCAGGCTGTCGCCGGCGGCTCGGCGAATGCGCGCCTTGCGAAGATCGAAGTCCTGGCCGAGCGCTTCCTCGACATGCTTCTTGGTGACGCGCTTGCCTTGGGCGCGTTCCACGGCGGTATCGAGGATCGCCTTGGCCTTCTCGTCGCCCTGAGTTCGAACGAGGTCCGTCGCCGTCGTCGCGCTGACCGCGCCCGACTTGATGTGGTTGTGAATTTCGATCGGCGCGCCCTGCAAATCCACGAGGCGCGAGACCTGCCACGTCGACAAGCCGACACGCTCGGCGACCTCCTTGACCGACAATCCCTTGGCAATGGCCCGCTTGAAGTTGTGGCCCTGTTCCAGCGCGGTGAGCGGCTTCGACGAGTTGTCGACGTCCTGTTGCAGCCAGCGGTCGACGTCGTTCGTTCCCTTCGGCTCGGCGATGCACGGCACCGTCGCGATTTCGTCGCCCTGCTCGATGAGAGCGAGCACGGCCGCAAGACGACAATGCCCGTGAACGACTGTGACCACATTGCCGTCACGCACACGAACCATGAGCGGATTGCGGACCCCCTGCGCCTTGATCTTGCCAGCGAGTTCCTCGATCCACGCCACGGTGTCAGGCGAGGCCATGTCGCGCGCGTTGAGATACTCTTCGACCACGAGCTTGCGCGGGTCGAAAAACAGCAGATCGCCGCGCTTTTCGGCGAGATCACGAATGTGCACGGGCGCTCCGATCAATGCTTTGTAGCCGACCCGTCCGCTCTGAGTTCCCGATCTTTCGCTGCCCAATCCAACAACGCGGCGTAGTATTTAGGCATCGCCAACCCTACTCGATTGGCCAATTCAGCCGTCGCCAAGGCGAGTTCATCGATGAATTCAGCGCAATCGACAGCGCTCGGACGCGCGCCGTACCGCGTCCTCGCAATCCGTTTGAGCGAGCACGAGATGCAGTCCTTGGAATTATGCGCTCGCGCCATTACATCATCCCCGTGCGCTTTTCGGCGTTCGCGATCACGCCCTGCTTCATCGAGCGCGCGTAGCCGTCGATAGCGTGCAGCTTCTGGCCCATGGTGAGCTTGGACATTTCCAACGCGCTGACGATGATGTTGCACATCGCGGCTAGGCTGTCGTCGTGAGAGACGTTGTTCCGGCGGAACAGCTTGATGAGCATGTTGCTCACTTTGCGGATGCGGATAGCCTGCTCGGATTTGCGGTCCACGGTGAGCGTTTCGACGACGGGGGCGGGGTCGGTCATTGAGCGGCCATTTTCACAGCCTCGCTAGCCGTCGTTGCATAATATCTGCCAGATCGCCTCTCCGCGAGCCCATCTGACGTCAATGTCGACAATGTCCCACGAACGCTACTCGGCTTGAACCCGGTCGCGTGCAAGACTTCATGCAATGTGACGCCGTTAGCCGAGGCAACGATCATTCCCAGCACGCGAGGTCTAACCGTTCTAAACGGTTCGCGCGGCGCGCCGGGAGCACTACCAGCTAGTGGACGCGATGATGCATCCAAGACAGCGGTGACATCCGCCCGCGCCCGAGCACGGCCAGCCTCGAAAGCCTCGATTAGAAGCGCCGCCAATCTATCACCCCCTTCTGCAATAATTTCTTTGATATCGCGATCGCGCCTCACGCCCGCTCACTCCCGAAAAACTCCTCGCACATGTGATGCGCCGAGATCGCCGCGCGCAAATACGCGGCATATTCGTCAATCGCTTTGATGCTCTGGTTCAAGGGCAGCTTGCGCGCGCGGATGTCGGACAGCATCAAGCTCACCAGAATGCTCGGCACGAGATCGGACGAGATCATGCCGTCGCGCAGCCCGTTGATCACGATCGTCCGACCGCGCATCATTTCGAGCGAGGCGGGATCGTCGGGTTCGGCTTCACGGTAGGGCATCGAATTCCCCTCTGGCCTTCCGTCTATACCATGACGCGCGGCTCATGCTCAACGCTTTCCACGGTGCTTTGGCCTCGATTGTCTCTGTTCTTTTTTCAATGCGTGGGCGGCCAGCTCTGCCGCTCGGCGTTTCGGGATTGCGGGCGGTTGAGCCCAATGCCACCGGCGCGGCGGCCGGACCGGGCTTCGCGGAGCGACGAGCTTTCTGTTTCCCACTTTCAGCGCTCCCAAGCTGGCCATCCGACCCGGCGGCCTCAGCCGATGCGCTTGGAAGGCTCGCCGCTGGCGAACCGGCATTGCCGAACCGAATGGCCATGAGACGATATTGATATGAGATTGCGACCGAATTGAGACGCTCAGCCCTCTTTGGGCTCTTCCGGCGCGGTATCCCACGGCTGGCCGGGGCCGCCGACCTGCTTGGCCTCCAGCGTCTCGGCTTGGCGGATGATCGCCTCCAAGCCGAAGTCCACCTTCACCTTGTCCTCGTAGAACCCGAGCATCCGGTTGAGCTGGTCGGTCGCCTGGAGCTTGGAGTGCATCTTGATCCTGATGCCCCGTTGGGTGTGCGAGACCTCGGCGATGGCTCCTTTGAGATGCTCGGGGATTTTGTCGCTCGCGAGAACCTCGACTTTCTGGATCAGGCGGAATTCGGGTTCGGAGGGTTCCTCGCCGTCCTCTACGGGCGGTCCAGGGACGAGCGTTGGGACGGCGTCGCCCCACGACGCGACGTCGGTGATGTTGGCGTCCACGATCGCCTTGAGCTTGGCGACGACCCAGTCGCGGCTGATTTCCTGCTTGGCGATCACCCCTCGACGGAGTTCGTCAATCCGCTCGCTAACAGTGTGAACGTGGCTGAGCTTTACACCATTGCCAGCGTTGTGCCGATAGCCTGCCTCTATATACGCTTTCCGGATGGACATTCCGTCCGCGCGCAGTTGAGCGAACTTCTCATGCCTGGGGTTTCGGAGCATGGGCATGGGGATCAGACGCGTTCCAAGATGCGGGGGCGAAGCGGGATCGGGTCGTCAGTCCAGCTACCCCCGTGATACTCTGTGCTGTAATCCAAGCATGAGCATCATTCTCCCTTTTTTGAGGCGCGGGTCAAGTTTCCTGTTGACGGGCCGCAAAACCGGGCATAATGTCCGGTTTGTAACCACAACGGAGCGAGCAAATGCCTGCCACGAAAGAACTTCCCTACACCCTGACGGTCTCTCGCAAGGGCGAGCCCGCTTGGCGTCGTGGGTTCCATACCGTCAAGAGCGCCCGCCACTTCGCTAAACAGGTCGCCAACAACAGCGCCGTGAAGCTGATCGAGTTGACCGGTCCGGATGTGAACGCAACCGTTCTCTACCCCGAATGCTGATCAGGCGCGCCCCAGGATTGAGGGCGCGCCGCGTGAGCATTCCGCTCAAACATGAGGAGCAACGTCATGAGACATACCTTCAAGATGCGTGGAGGCGTGCCCCTGAACTATCCCAGCCACATCATGGAACTGCTCGCGGCTCCCTATGCGGGAGCGAGCATCGCCGAGGCTTACGCGGCAGCCGGGCGAGCTGACGCGGCGTTCCAGGAAGCGATAGAGCGGGCCGGCTACTCGTCGCGATGGGACATCCCGCACCGTAAGGTGGTCCTGCTCGACGAATACGCGGCGAAGGTCGCGGCCGACCATCAGATGCATCTGGCGTTCGCGGCCAATCGAGGAGTGTAACCCATGGAACGCACAACTACGTTTTGGGACATCACGTTCACCGTCACCGGCGCCGCCTTCATGTTCGTGATCGGCTTTGGCATGGCTCTCTACGTGATGGCGGGACACTGACCGATGGCACAACATCAACGAGAAATGTCTCGTGCCCAATTTCTTCGAGAACTGCGGCGTATCGGCTTCAAGAAAGTCCTGATGTGGATGGAAGCCCCTGACGGTACCTCGCTTGGAATGATTTATTTTTTGGGAGGCAAGCCTGCCTTCCGGGCTAGCCTCGCCAAAGCTTATCGATACAGCCAAGGCAAGGCGGCTTGACGTGTCCTCTCGCGGCGCGATCCTCCTGGCGTACATCGGGGCCGCTCTCCTCATCGACGGCTTCCTGACGTGGCTGCTCATCAGGATGCTCTCGTGACCGGTGACGAACTCCACGCCGCCCGACGCCTCTTGCGCATGTCGCAGGAGGCATTGGCGTTTGCGCTCCAGGTCAATGTGCGAACCCTTCGCCGTTGGGAAACGGGAGACTGGCCAGTTCCGGCGCCCGTGGCGATGGCGATGGCAGCGCGCGCCAGCGAACCAAGGGTTGCCCCCGTGGTGTCGCGACGCGCCCCGCCCGTTCGACGCGTCCGTGTCTTGATAAGACCGACAGCGCGGAGTGTATCTGACACAGAGTCAACCCCGTGACATGAGAAATCTTCCGGGACGTATCGCGGCCGGCGCGGATTTCATTGAGCACGATCGCGCGCTTCAACAGGTAACTCATGACGCAACCCCACGATTGGCAGCCTACGTTACCGGACCTCGACGCCATTGTACTTTCCTCGGATCGCGTGGTGAAAATGCGACCCTACCGACGCCGCGTTGATCAGCGCTTCGTGCTCCTCCGCCTTCACGCCATCGTAGGCGTAAGTCTTCCCCGAGCCGAACTGAACATGCAGACGTTGCGTCTCCGGCTCATAGCCAATCGCCTTGATGTTCGAGGATTTGACCGCTTGCATCTCCATTTGCTTGCTCCTTCGCTTCTCTTGCCTTGAAATCCGGGACTATTCCCATGCGCTGCATGAGCACGTCGTTCCAGTCCTCACCCATCGATGGGGATATTCTGGTTTCTACTTTATACCCGTCGCGGGTGAGCTTGTAGGCGAGGCCATACGACGCGCAATGACCCGACCACGACGCGTCGTTGTCGCCGAATATCCAGATTTCCCTCGCCTTGGCCGGCGGCTTCCATCCCTGCATCATCGCGTCAGTGGTCGCGGCCCACACCGGCAATTCGAAGAGGATCGACGCCGCCAGCGCCGTTTCGATCCCCGTGCTGATGCCCATGACCTCGGCGCTCGGGGCGAGACGCACCGCGCTTCCCCGCGCGATCGGCCCTGGACACATTTTCTTCGCCTCGGGGACGTCGGCCTTCCGCCCGTCCTCGTCCAGATAGGTCCGGTGAACCTGGAACTTGCTCCCATCGGGCGACACCATTTTCGCCAGCAGCGCCGGGAAATACCCGACTACTTTTCCGGCTCCCTGGTCTTTATAGGGGAGAGAGGCCACGTAGCGAAGCTGGGAAGGCCATGGGCGGGCGTCGACGCCACGGCGTTCCAGGTAGAGGCTCGCGGCGTCCGAGCCCGTCAGCGCCGACGAGCGGCCCCACAGCGCGCGCAAATAGTCGGTCATGCGCTCGGGGTCGGCCGCGACCTTGGGCGCGATCACTTTGGCCTCGCCGATCCTGGCCTCGATGGCCGCCTTGGCTCCGATGAAATCCGTCCCGAGGAATTTCATGACGAAGCCGACGCCATGAGCCGATCCGCATTGCGAGCAGTAGTACGATCCGGTCCCCTCCTTGTCGTCGAAGCGGAACCGGTCTGTGCCGCCGCAGCCTGGGAATGGGCAGGGATGGTGCTTCCCGTTGAGCACCTTGGCCGGCACGCCGATCGCCTCGAGGATGGACGGCCAGCGATTGCGGCAGCGGGACTGGATGGTGTCGCCGGCGGTCACAGGCCACCTTTCGTCATCTCGCGACCCAAATTGTTGAGCGCTTCCTGCAAATCCACGATCTCGACACCAGCATCCGCGATTTTTCGCCGCACCCAAGCCGCATTCGTTTCCTGATCCTCGGGAGCCAACTCTGGATTGACGCTTTGCCATCCCCACCGCAGCGTCTTGCCGATCGCGTGGAGCAAACCACCGACCTCGATGAGAACTTCGCCAGCTTCCTCCGTGGCCTTTCCCACGGCAAAATCCAGTCCGGCCCGCATGTATCTCTGGTCTGTCATTGCCCCGCCGCCTTCTTCGCCTGCATCGCCCGCGCATAGGCGATGTCCCGTGACCGCAGCCATCCGAGCAGCGTCGCCGACGGCGCGCGCAACAGCGAATTCTTGTAGTGGTTCGGCCAGACGCCGAATATGTCCTTGAACAGATAGGCGGTTCGCCCTTCCTTCCAGCCGCGTTCGCTCTGGATGTACCTGAGTTGCCCCATGATCGCGTCCTTCCCTTCGTTTTGTAGCTGCTGCAGCACGGGCGGAAGCTTTTGGCGCTTGGTCCGTCCGTTGTCGTTGAGGCCCATCTCGACGAGATCACCGGCCTCCTGCTGGACCATGACCGACCGCTGAACCTTCGCCCCGCAGGCGGGGCACGCCATGCACTTCGGCGGCACGAGGCACTGGCATTCCTTGCACTCGTAGGGAAGCGCGAGTTTCTTGGGCTTGTCCTCGTCCTCGCCCGCGCTGACCCTGCCGCGCCCGTCGTCGAGTGCTTCGTGGTCTATGTCCGTCACCATGCCGAGGCGGGCGTGGGTGTCGGAGTGATCCAGGACCAAAAGATTCGATTTGCCTTCCGCTACCCTAAGTCC